CACCTGCCTTTTAAGCAGGGTGTCCGGAGTTCGAATCTCCGGCGGGTCACCAAAAAAGCCTTGAAATCTCAAAGGTTTCAGGGCTTTTTCTTTTTCGTTGTTTTTTGATTAGTTAGTAACGTGTTAGTAACAGGCGCATCTATCGCATTCACAAGTTGGTCAATGTCAAAGTGCTCATAGATGTTCGCGGTCGTGGAATAGTCTGCATGCCCGAGCATTTTTTGCAGGAGTTCCGGCTTGATATTGTTTGCTACAGCCCAGCTTGCGAATGTGTGCCTTGTTGCGTGTGGTGTTTTCTTAGAGATTCCGAGCCGCTCCAAAAGCGGGTAGTAGTCACGCTTGCGAAAATTTGCAATGACTTTTTGCCCGGCATACCCAGAGATCAGAAGTTCGCCTTTTGCACGCTCTTTGAATTCTGCGAAATATTTACGCCCTTCGGAGCGAATTGGGATTATTCTATTCCTGCCTGCTTCTGTCTTTTCCCCGCCGATCACGTAGGTTTCATGGACATTTTCGGTTCTAAGCCCGAACAGCTCACCGATTCGCATACCGGTATATACCATCATCAGGGTAAGTTTGGCTGCCTGGGAACCGTCCGCTTCGAGCTTCTGGATATCCTCTTCTGAGAAGATCTCTTTTTCTTTCTTCACATTCTCGGGTAGTTTAATGAACGAAGCGAAGTTTGTCGTTATGAGTTCCTGCCGGATTCCCCATTGGGACATCTGCGTTGCAAGTTGTTTGAACTTCGACAGTAGCGAGTGGGATTTATCGCTGTACTTGTCTATGACAATCTGGTAATCAGCGGTCCGCAGTTCGCGAAATTTTCTGTCATGCAATGGTTCAAAAACATCATATGCGCGTTCGTAAGACTCTATTCCCTTCGCGCCGATATCGCGGAAGTGTTCATCCTTCCATGCTTTGTAAACCTGCTTGAAGGTCCAGTTATATATTTCATCAATACTCCGTCCTTGTAGCCGCGCCAGCGCGTCGAGGGCGGCTGTTTTTTTATCATAGTATCCAATTATGGTTTTTCCCTTTGCAGCGACCCACGGGCGGGTACGCCTGCCTTGCAGCTTGTAAACTGTCCCTGTACCGTTTGCGCGCTTCAAAGCCTTTCGCTGCGGAGCTTGCTGCTGTTTCCCACACCAGCAGCAGAACGCCGAGCCGTCTGGGATTTCTTTTTTACACTTGATGCACTCCATGTTTCCCTCCACGTTCTTTTCGGATTGCATAGAAAGTAATTGCCGAAGCCAGCGCTGAACCTACGATCAGGGCAATGCACGCCCATGCAGCTACGGACAAATCTCCCCCGCGAATGAGACCTGTGTCCCGAATCTGCGCATCCGTCACAAGGCAGGCAATCAGAGAAAAGGAGAGCAGCATACAAAACAGAGCAAGGACGTAACACATTGTATGTGTAGACCTTATCTGTGCGCTTTGCGCGGCTGTTGTTGCCTCCAGTTTGGCGTTTTCGATCTCGACATGATGAATCTGCTCGGTCAGTTCTTCCGGGCTTTCTGCGGGTTTGACAAGCCCGCACAGCTCATCCAGCGACAGCCCGAGAACGCGGCATAGCGCGGCAGAATTGTACAGTTTCGGGTCTTGCTGTGTTCCTGCGCAGAGCTTCGTCACAGCCGATCTGGAAACGCCGGATTCTTCGACAAGCCTATCGATGGTGTAATGCTGATCTTCCTTCGCCCGCTTTATGTTACTCTGATATGCAGAAAGATATGGGGCGAGTTCCTGAATCGCCGACATGATATACCTCCATTTTCACATATATTTCGCTGATTCTTCTGCTATGGGTATGGTTTTACCAATTTGAGGGTGGACATTTCTGCCAGTTTTGCTATGCTGGTTACAGGCGCGTGAGAAAGCCCCACCGCCGGTGGAGCGACGGTGGGGCGATCTTAAACATTCCATTATACAAAATAGTCTGTCCCATAATTGCCGCTTACGAGGGTTACCGGACGAAGAAAATGCAAGGTGTTCTTTGTGGAAGATTCCAAATTGAAATTCTTGAACGAACGTTCTAAAATATGGAGGTACACCAAATGCAGAGCATCAATATCAGAATGGAAAACGGGAAGATCAACGTCATCGTAGACGGGGCGCTTTTCAAAGACGTCCACAGTCTGAGCCTGGACTACATCAAAGGAGCGCCCATGCTCTTTGCCTGCGTCTCGGATGTAGGCGGCGAAAAGCGGGAGCAGTGGCAGAACTCTAAATTTATGAGTTAGACGTAATAAGGATTCGGCTTCAGCAAGATTGTGATAGTGTCAATGACCCATCCAATCCCGCACAACCCAAGTGTAAAGAGATACAGGATTCCTGTTCCGACTTTGCCCTCATAGAATTTATGCGCACCGATCATACCGAAGAAAAGGCAAAGGAAGAATGAAACCCATTTGTTCTTCGGACGACCATACCCGCGGATAGTATTCACGTTCGCATTTGTGTTCGTGTTATTGATTACGACGTTCGGCTGCGCGGACTTTAATTCTTCAACTTGCTTTCCACATTTCGGGCAAATCACGCAGTCCTTGTCGATGATCGCACCACAAAATTTGCAAAACTTTTGATTTTCGGTTGGAACGGGTCTTTCTACAGTGTCCATCTTATTTTCCTCTTTTCTATTTTTGGGTGTAAACATTGCGCTATAATATTATTTAGGGTGGCAGCCTCCACAAGGTGAATACCCAGAATTCTGCGCATCTTCTATGCTATCGAACCAGATTTCGTTCCCTGGGAGGATTTCCTTTGCAAAGCGGCAACTCGGATTATGGTATTTATCCGAGTCAACACTTCCAACGTATACACCTGATGATTTCTGTGATGTTGGTTCGGATGCTTCAATCGGAGCGTCTGGCGCAACGGGTTCGATATCGGAAGCAGTGGAATCACCGAAAGACGTTTGCGCGGTTTTATCTGAGATGGGAACCTCGGGCTGGTCCTGAACAATCGGTTCTGCGGGCTCCGGCGCTTCTGGAGAAGAGCCAACCTTTGCGTCAGGAACGGCGATTTTTTCTGGTTCCCTCTCTTTATCTGGTTCTCTCTTCGCGGTTTTTGCCGTGCATCCAGTCAGAAGAAGCACAGCTAGAAAAAGCGCAAGCATTCTTTTCATTGTAAAAATCCCTCATAGTCAAAATTTGATTTGATACTACGATTTTACCAACAGAGTTTGACAGCCTCAAGAACGAATCTACACAAAAAGAAACGATAAAATTTGGAGGTTAAGAAAAGGACGGCGGAAGTGGAGACAGGAGATTATAATGGATGAAAAGGAAATCGCAACGATTAAAGAATTGACAGAAACACTTATGAGACTTACACCAGAGAAACTCAACCTTTTTCTATCTGCTGCGCAAGAGTTAATAACGCAGACGCAAGTTCAGGACGATCTAGGCAAATATTTATGATCTTCTGAATTGATTCCGGCAAATCACAGACACGCGCTTCGCCATCGGCGGGGCGCTCTTTTTTTATGCCCACAGACGGGTCATCGGTTTCGCCGGTCAAGTAAGATACTGGCACATCAAGCGCGTTAGCAACTGCGGCGAGTCGTTCATAGCTCGGAACAGACTTATCCCATCTGCCGATGACACCATTCCCGAATCCAAGCTGTTTTTCCAGTTTGGATATAGAAGTTTTCTTTTCCTTGCATAGCGCTTTGATTTTATCGAGCATGTACTGCACCTTAAAAAATTAGACTAAACGCGAAAATAGTTCTTGACTTTTAGGGCAAACTCTAATATACTTAGAGACGTGAAGGGTACAAAAAACCTAGCCCCTCACCAAGACGGACTTTTAGAAGATATTTAATTGCCTTGACACGCTTATATTAGACTATCTTCTAACATCTGTCAAGTAGTATTCGTACAGATTGGAGGGATTTTTTTGATTTATGAGAATGTCAAGCGCCTTTGTACGAAGCACAAGACGAATATTGCGACCGTAGAAAAGGCGTGCGGCATTGCCAACGGCACAATCGGAAAGTGGGCAGGAAAGGACGCTGCCCCGCGCATCGACACTGTAAAAGCGATTGCAGACTATTTTGGCGTATCGGTCGACTCGCTGCTACAGAAGCCGAGAAAACGGAAGGAACCTTGAGCCTTATAAAAGAGGCTCAGACGGAAAAGGAGGAAACATGAGTAACGAAGAGGCTAACGAGCTGTGGGATGAAATTGGAAAGCGTGCAACCGTTAGAAGTAGGGTTGCGGCTAAAGTTGTGAGGGAAGGAAAGAACATAAGGCTAAAAATAGAAGTCGGCGGAGACGAACTACTTTTACTTTTTGCATATGCAGGATGTTCATTATCCGACGCCAGCGCCGACTGCATCAGAAAGAGGAACTTTACGTGGTACTTGAACTTACGTGAGGAAAAGGAGAAAACATGAACCACATTGATAGCGTGGTAACACTTCCGGTAATAAGAAGTTTTCTAATGGTTGCCGTTTCCCAGGAGACCCGCAAGGAAGACCGGAAGAAATATACAACTGCCGCTGCACGCTGGTATCTGCGATAGAGGGAATTGACACTTCCAATGGGAAACGTCGAGACAGATACGGAATTCTGCCGAATATGACATTTGCACAGTGGGAGAAATCAAAGCGTGGGGAAGGCTATTTACAAAGATGAACGTTGAATTTATCGACAATTCCGAACAAGTGAAGTCCGCTATGCACGACGCGCTGATTCGCGCCCTCGAAAAGATCGGCATGACGGCTGAAAAGTATGCAAAGCGGCTTTGCCCGGTCGATACCGGCAATCTGAGGAACAGCATCACGCACCGTGTGAATGAAGAAGAGCCAGCGGCATACGTCGGAAGTGACACGGAATATGCCGCATACGTCGAACTCGGAACCGGTAAGTATTATCCGGGCGGAAGACCTACGCCGTGGGCGTATCAGGACGCAAATGGGAATTGGCACTGGACGGCGGGAAATAAAGCACAGCCGTATTTGAAGCCCGCAGCGGCTGACCATGCATCCGAATACCGGAAGATCGTAGAGGATGAATTCAAAAATGGCTGAAAGTTTGCGTAAGAGAGCCTAAAATATGCGGTATAAATGTGGTAACAGTGAAGAAACGACTGTTGCCACATTTTTTTGTTCTGTCGCGGCAAAGAACCGCCGACAAGGGAAAGGGAGATAGAACATGGCATTAACAAGGAAGCTCCTAAAGGGAATGGGGCTGACGGAAGAGCAGATGGACACGATCATTGAGGCGCACACCGATACCGTAGACGGGCTAAAAAGCGATCTCGCGCGGTATAAGGCAGACGCTGAAAAGCTCCCCGGAGTACAGGCGGAGTTGGAAAACCTGAAAGCCAAAGGCGACGATGGCTGGAAGGATATCCTCGAAAATGCGATTGATACAATTAGCGCGTTAAAACAAGCAGAAATTGAAACGGCACTGGAAGAAATTGAAACACTGATTAAGCAGGCAGAAATGGAGCAGGCAGAAGCATCCTGCTTGGAACTGTTAGAAAGCGGAAATTTGTCGGCAGAACAGGAGCAAATGGCAAATGATTATTTGAATGATATAGCGCTTATGTGCTTTGCCGGGACTTATATTGTTCTGCCTGATTATATTACTGGAAGAGATGCGGAGAGAGTCACAGGAGCGACAGTTGAGAAAATCCTGAACGGCGGACAGGCTTTTGTTGATTTTTATTATAAACGCGAAGGCGACTTTAAGGTCGCAAAAGACTACTACTTGAGCTATCTGAATAGTCGCTTGAGACCGTTTCAAGTTTTGTGTAAACGTTAAAAACTGATATAAGATTTGTGAATAGTTACAAATGGGCAGAGCCGATTTTCCGGATTCTGCCCATATCTGCATTATACAGTAGTTTTTAGGCATGTCAATAAAACCTGCCTAAAATTGACTGTTTTACAGGTTCCGTCCTGCCAGACGTTCTTCAAAATAAATTTCAAGCTGGGAATGGATCTGTCCCCAGTCCTGCCTGTGTCCGGTCCATTTTTTCGTGATATCCATGGTTGCCAAATACAGCATTTTCAAAAGGCTGTCATCCGACGGAAATACCGTCTTGCTTTTAGTCACTTTCCGGAGCTGGCGGTTGAATCCTTCAATGGCATTTGTAGTGTAAATCAGGCGTCTTACTGCTTCTGGATATTTGAAATAAGTGGACAGGGTTGCCCAGTTATCATTCCAGGATTTATAGATTTTCGGGTACTTGGAATCCCATTTATCCTTGAACAGTTCCAGTTCATTTAAAGCGGTTTCTTCCGTCGGAGCTGCATATACAAGCTTCAGATCAGCCATCAGTTTTTTGATGTCTTTGTATGAAACAAACTTCGTTGAATTACGGATCTGATGGATGATACACTGCTGAATCTCTGTTTTTGGATAAACAGCCTCGATTGCCTGTGGAAATCCATTTAAACCATCAACGCATGTAATCAGGATATCCTCAACGCCTCTGTTTTTTAATCCATTCATGATAGAAAGCCAGAACTTTGCACTTTCGTTTTCTCCAACATACATTCCAAGAACATCTTTTTTCCCATTCATATCGATACCAAGGGCAATGTAAACCGCACGTTTTACAATACGTCCTTCACTGCGGACGTGATAGTGGATTGCATCCATAAATACTACAGCATACACTTCTTCCAAAGGGCGTTCCTGCCATTCTTTTACAATCGGCAGGATTTTGTCTGTGATCCGGCTGATTGTGCTGTCAGAAATATCAATATCGTATAATTCACGCATGTGGGATTCAATGTCTCCAGTTGTCATTCCCTTGGCATACATGGAAAGTATTTTTTCTTCCATGTCCTGAGTTACGGTATTCTGATATTTTTTAATCAGCTGAGGTTCATAATCACCATTACGATCCCTTGGGATTGCCACATCCATATCTCCATAACTGGTGTGCATGGTTTTGCTGGAATGTCCATTTCTACTATTGTCTGTTTCTTTGTTTCGATAGTCATACTTGGAATATCCTAATTCTTCATCCAGTTCTTCATCCAAAGCACCTTCCAAAATGACAGACATCATGTCACGCATGATGCTGTTAACATCGGTGCCATCTTTGATGCTGATATCATTATTTTTCAGATAGTTACGCATCATTTCTCTCATTGCTGCTTTTTGTGGGCTGTCTTTTCTTCTTGCCATAAAAATAACCTCCAAACTGAGTAATTTTATCTTACATCAGTTTGGAGGTTTACACAAACTTTAGGATACTCCCAGTCGCTTTACTCTGGTATCATCAGACACTCGAAGCACTATGCTTACGACTTATATATTCTGTGATGCGGACAGAAATGAATTTGCTTTGAATGTCATATCTACCACCAAAGTTTTTGATTTGAACATGGAATTAACAAATGGGTTATTTGACCACAGCAAATTAGATTCTAACAACCCGGATGCTGGAATCTGGGAAACAAGCAAGGCGGTGCTTCGGAAATAAGTAAGAACGGACATTTAACAGTCTTTTTTAGAAAGATATACTGTTAAATGTCCGTTCCATTTTTACTGTTCCAAAAGAGAAAGATATTTATAAACCGTGGTTCTGCTCAGATTACAAACCCGTGCCAACTCGCTCAAATTGAGGTTCTTATTTTTGAACGCGGGATAATGGCGAAGAAAAACAGGTGGAATATCGTCTGCGGTCAGTTCCGGTCTGCCGATTTTCGCGCCCTTGGCTCTGGCGTTCGCCATTCCAGAGCGCACGCGCGCGCGTATCATTGAAAGTTCGAGTTGGCTGAACACGCCTGCCATTTGTAAAAACGCTTCTGTCATCGGGTCTGCGTGTCCGTTGCGGCAATCCATCGTGATACTGCCGACAATGACAAGGCACAGCCGCTTTTGACTGATTGCGTCTATAATCTCACACAACTGCTTTGTGCTTCTGGCAAGCCTTGAAACTTCCAGCGTGATAATCGTATCGCCTGCCTGCGCCTGTTCCAGAAGCAAAGATAACTGCTCTTTGATAACCGCGTCCCCGTGTTCGTATTCAAGAAAGACGCGCTCCGCGCCTGCCTGTTTGAGTTCGCGCACCTGCCGCTCGATATCCTGTTTGCTCTCGTTCGTCGAGCATCTGGCGTAGCCTGTTTTCATCTTCATCCCTCCGATTGCTCCACGGGCTTCTGCTTGCCCGTGGAGCGTATTTCTCTCAGCAGGAAACCGAGAACCGGCGCGAACTAACCGCCTTTGTAAAGTCTTTGTAGAGGTCAGCATAGAGTTTCTTGAATGTCGTGCTGTCAAAGCGGTTGGAAATGACGCTGGTATAACGCACAATGTAAGCGCCCGCGTTCAGTTCCTCGGTATCGAGACGAAGCATTTCTTCTTTCAGCGCATCGCGGATGGCATCCGCCTTTGCCTTGGCTTTGCTGGCGAGTTCATCATAGTTGTTCATGGTTTCAATCATGCTCACGATTTCGTTCTTGCTCATTTTGTTTTTCTCCTTTTGGATTGTAATTTATTTGGTGGGTATCTCTATCAACTGTCTATATAATACACCTTTTATAAGTGTAATTCAATTCGCAGAATACACAAACATTACACCTATTTTATGTGTAATATTTACACTTGAAATAGATGTAATTCTATCGTATAATAAGGACAATGGAAAAGGGGGCGATTTTTTCAAATGCCGATGATTTACAAACTGGATGTGCTGTCTGCGCTGAAAGAAGCTGGCTATAATACAAACCGCATCCGCAAAGAAAAACTCATTGGAGAAGCCATGCTCCAAAAGATAAGAAGCGGTCAAATGCCGTCGTGGGCGACGCTGGAAACCATTTGCTCTCTATTGGACTGTCAGCCGGGGGACTTGATTGCGTTCAGCCGGGAAGAAGCCGCAAAATAAGGGGACTGTCCGCGAAAAGGTGTTCTCGCTTTCCTGAACGAAATCAGGTCATTTGAAGCACTGTTTTCGGCTCTTTTGGATGGCTTTGGATTGTCCATGAAAACAAATGGTTGTTTGAACACCCGCCCGGTGTATTTCGGAAAGAAAACTTTTTCATATGCGCTTGCGGTTTTGGGCTGGCGCGCGCTCTCACGAAATGCTCTCGCGCAACGGAAAGACGGCTATAAACGACAAAAAGCGGTTTTAGACCAGACAATTAACACTTAATATACCCCTTATAATATATAAGTGTTAAATGTTTGAACTAAAACCGCTGATTTTATTTTTTGTTCCAGCCTTTGAATATCTCATCAAAGGCAACGTCCATCGTCTTTTGTAGGCTCTATTCCACAAACCGGAAAATCTCCTTTTCCATGATGGATTGTTCCCGTCGCTGCTTTTCCTTTTTTCTGCGCCGGTTGCCTGAATTGTCAATTCTCATCGTTTGATTTTCACCTCGCTGCTGAAATTGATTTTCACCGGACGTTCGTCCTCTGCTTTCCGACGCATCTATCTACGGAACGCATACATAATTTCTTCCGGTGTAAAACCGTCCTGATACATTTCCGGATAGTATTCCGGAACTTTTCTGAAATAATCGTCGATTAACGTTTTGTATTCCATTTTTATTTCTCCTTTTGTCTATCGCTGTAAAATATGCGTGATAACGCATATTTTTACAGCGTTTGTTATTCTATAGATTCCTGCGCATCGGAATAATTGGATGATATAAATTCGTCCATATCCGCTTCCACTCTTGCCGTTGCGTAAGCGTTCAGCGTATCCCATGTGTCGAGGTAAAATACATTTTGTTCCGGGATTGCCTGTTTTCTTGCCACGCCACCATATTTTCTGCGCATCTGCCAGATCGCATCTTGCGGCGGCATAATTTCTATGTGTATCCAGTATTCATGCCATGCCTGCTTATAGGTTTCTTCGTCCGTATCAATGATGGTATCGCCCAACGCAAAATAGTATCTGAAATTTCCAGAAGCACGCAGGATAAGTTCATTATCTGCCAAACGCTGAATATAGGTTTCAATGGTCTGCCGGGTGAGCGGTGTTCCCTCCATCCACATTATTTGTTCCTGCCGTTCGCAAGGCAGACTGTAAAACTCTACGTCGTTCATGTAGTAATAGAGAAAATAAGCCAGTTTTCGGAAATCAGTCTGGGGCGAATAAGACAGTTCAAGGATACAGAACACTCTGAACGGGTCGTGTATGTTCTGAATGGTAAATTTGAGATTTGCGCCCCGCCCTTTGTAGGTATATTCCACATTCCATCTTGTCAGACGGTTTTTAATGGAACGGGCATCGTGCGTGTTGAAAATCGAACAAAGTTCCTGATAAGAATACTCTCTACATTCAAGCATCGTCTTTCTCCATTTCATTTTGGTTCAGACATTTAACACTTAATATTTACGTTATTTACCACTGTTAAATGTTTGGACTGGATTTGTTTATGCGTTCTTCTTTTCTTCGGCTGCTTCTGTCTGCTGCTTGGCAAAGTCAATTCCGCTGATGATTTTCGGCGTTTCAGTGAGATAGAACAGGGGATTTTTGCGGTAGAGGGGGAACTGCGCGATGAACCATTCGCGCACGGTGCTGTATCCGTTGGTCTGAATGGCGGCAGCTGGACTTTTCAGGAAATCATACTGCTTGCGATACTCCGCGCCGTTGGGAAGCGCGTCCATAAACCGCTCCATCTTTTCATAGGTCAGGTTCTTATAGGGATTACAGGCGCTCTTTTCGCCGTTCTTGCTGGTGTAGTGCGTCGGTGTGCGGTGCGTGCGCTTGACAATCCGCATACCGGGGAAATCCGCACACAACTGTCTGATAATCTTGTATTCTGCGGCTTCTGGATTGCTCATAGCCTTTTCAAATTCTGCGGTGATGGTGATTGTACGGGTGGTGAAATCGACCTTGTAAGCCTGTGCCATTTTTATTTCCTCCTAAATCATCTTTCTGTTGGTTTGATTACTGATTGACTGCGGGCTTTGCGGCGGCGAGTTTGACAACCTTGCCGGTCGCCTTTGCCATAACGTGCTTGGCGTGGATTTTCTTTGCGTCGGTCATTTTATACTGCTCCTTGAACTTCTCGACGAACCACTGCTTGAGAAGCGGATATTCACGCTGTTTGTTGTTCTTTGCGAACTGTCTAATGCTTTCAAATTCCCCACAGAGCACAACCGCGTTTTCCTGCGCGTTAATATAACTCTCCATCATTTCGATTGTCAGACCCTTGTAGGTCGTCTTTCCGCTCTTGGTGTTGATCGTCTTTTCAACAACTTTGAACGTGGGCTGCTCGGCAATCATCTTCATCAGGGCTTTATATTCGGGCGTGGTGGGGTTGCCTGCCTTTTTGAGCGTAGCCTTGGAAGCGACGATGGTGTTGGTGGTGAAATCGTAAGCAAACAGGTTCTTCATAATAATTCCTTTCTGATGCTCTTGGCATCTCGCGTATTTTTCAGGTCGCCACCCTTATTTTTGACTGTTTCAGGTTTTTGTTTCCCTCAACTTTGTGCCTTTATTATAGCAAAACTCCTATGCTATAAATGGCATAGGAGTTGAAGAAAGATGATTGATTTTCATTGCGTTTTTTCAGAAGATGATAAAAGACGTTTGAACTTGCTTCTGGACAATTAAAGACGTGAAAAGATGCTTTTCAATGATAAAAGATGATTAAAGTTGTACGAAAATCTAAAGGTATCTGGTTTCGCGGACAAGTGCTGTGATAAAATGAGTATGACAAGGGGCAGGGTGTCCGAAAAAAGAGATGCTGAAAACATCCAGACCCGAAAAACCTAGTGTTTTCAAGCGATGGGGGTACGTCTAGGGGGGCTTGCCCCCCTGACGCCTCCTTTTAAGCAGGGTGTCCGGAGTTCGAATCTCCGGCGGGTCACCAAAAAGAAAAGACACGCGCTAGCGTGTCTTTTCTTTTTTATGATAGCCACA